TGTCTGGCACAAGTGCCTAAAAGAGTGGAGCAAAACTGCTCGTAAAACCTCTTAACTACCGAAAGACCGTCATGCCACAGAAATCAGTCAGCAAAGCTAAACAGGATTATTGGAGTCGTAAAGTACTGGGGAGTTCCCCAATGCGTAGCGTCTTCAATTATACTGGTATGCAGAGCAAACCTGAGTGGCCACTGACACTGCCCGAAAATCCGTACGTCATGGTCAAGCTATTCGCGGATGAGAATATGGACTGGTATTCTGGAGATCCTAATTGGGATTGCAGGACCAGCATAGGCTCACTAACGCGATGGCAAGGACCGTACGACGGGCGGTTATATGCAGGAGTTTATCAAAAGGCTACCCAGGCTGCCCGCAATGGTGCGGAACTTGGGATGAACGCAATCCAGTACAAACTGGCGCTGCGTACCTTTCTTGATAGCTCTCTGTTGGGAGCAACCCTGGTAACGACCTTTGTCCAGGCCAATCAAATCGGGCTTCGCGCATTACGCGCGAGACCTAGTTTGACCCCTGCTCAAGTACGTCGGGAGATTAGGAAGAAACGCACGGCCTTAGGTCGCCTCAGGGCAGCCGACAGCAAGCGTCAATCCGACACCTCAAGGGTTCGCAGGCGACTTAAGAACGAGCTGTTCATACTGATGAATATTGCCAGCACTTTGCTGGCTTATCGGTATGGGTTTGCTCCTATTATGTCGGACCTTTTCAAGTCGCACAAAATCCTCACGACGAAACCAGAGGGTGCGGCGGCGGCCAGAGCATGGGCGTCTAAATCGTTTTCGGTGAAACCCCTTTCTGATACGTGGTTCGTTGAGAGCTACGCCGGGAAGGAACGCTGCAGTGTAAAATTTGCAGCTACGGTTGACAATCCGGATGTTTGGCAAGCGAATCGCTTAGGGCTACTAAATCCGCAATTTTGGTTATGGGATAAAACCCCGTGGTCATTTGTTGTAGATTGGTGGTTTCCTGTTGGTGATTTTCTTGGGAGTTTCACGGCGACGTTGGGACTCACCTACAATTATGCCACAGTTACCCAGTCACGCACGTTCACCGGTAGTCATTCAGTTGACTATTGGGGGATGAAGTGGTCGGGCACACTCTGGGGCAGAACGAAGGATCGGACAGTATCGACGGATTCGCTCCCGTTTCCTTTCGCGTTAGCCTACGGGCGCGGGATGGGGATAGAGCGAGGGCAAAATGCGTTAGCCCTAATAACGCAAAAACTAAACCCCGCCCTCAAGAGGGCAGTACACAAATGACTACCAGTATCACTATCAAAGACAGCACGGATACCGATTGTGTGTTCGACGTGATTCGCCAGCCTTACGGAACTCAATCCGCGGTGCTGTTGTTGAAAAACACCAGCCCCGGCATGAACCGGACGGCATTTCCCAAGATCGAGCTTTCGAGCAAGGTCGTGGACGGTCGTACAGAACCTGTACTATCCGTCGCAGTGCCCTATGGCGCTGTGGTAAATGGCAACTACGTAAAACAAGGCCAGATCACCCACGTGGTACGGGCAAACCAGCCCGCCGCAGCTCCTGAGTTGGCTCGCGCCGACGCAGAAGCATTTGCACGTAACGCGCTTACGGACACTCAAGTCCGCGCGTTGTTTGCAAGTGGTTTGATCTAAGCAGGGGTCTCCTTATGGCAAAACTGTCAGAACGGCCGAAGGCCGAAGGAATGCAGCCAGAAATCTGGGCTGTGACTGAGGAATACCTACAATCCCTCAGCTGTCCCCGCGCCCTCACCGTATATATGCTATGCAAATACGGGGAGTGGATGCAGGTTGCCTCCTTGAAGGCAAAACCAAAAGACTACCGCTTCTCTGCGGATTACCATTTAGCAGCTCTTGCAACCGATTGGTTGCGGAAGTGGCCGGATCTACCTGTGAAGGTCGACCGTGTCGCTGCTGCTAAGGAGTCTTGGCTTCAAAGTGAAAAAGAGTGCATGATCACTAATATCTTCTTGCGAGATGGTCGGCTTAATTGTCCTACTATAAATCTCCTTTTGGATGTTGCTGGTTCATTCTTTTGCGATGTTCTCGGGCCCTGCCCGATGGACTTATCGCCCCGCTTTGGCCCCGGTACGACAGAATCCGATCCTGCCTCGCACACAACTGTGCTCGACAAGGTATCATCCCGGCTGACGCTCACTCAAGGTGCTTCCTTTCTGCTCCCACTTTGGAGCGAAACAGCATGGGCTCGTGCCCTAACTAAGAGTGACGGGTATTATAAAAGTAACGCACGTCCAAGAATCGTAGAAGGTAATTCCTTCTTCACGGTTCCGAAGACGGCTCTGATCGACCGCGCATGCGCGAAAGGTCCGAGCGTAAACATTGCTTACCAGCTTGCCCTCGGGCAGGAACTGAGGCAGCGTTTACTGTGTGTACTCGGTCTGGATCTCGTAAATGGACAACGACATCACCAGCGGTTGGCTCAAATTGGGTCAGCAACTGGGGAATACGCCACCATAGATTCAGAACGCGCTAGCGACACGCAGGCCTACCATCTTATCAAACGATTGTGCTCGCGCAATCCTCTTTGGTGGGATCTACTCGATAGTCTCAGGGAACCGTCGACGCGAGTTGACGGCAAGTGGATTCATCTCCACAAATTCTCCGCTATGGGTAATGGGTTTACGTTTGAGTTAGAGACTCTCACCTTCTTAAGCCTAGCCTACGCAGTTGCGTGGGTTAAATGCTTGGATGGTGAGCCAGTAGGTCCTCACGGACAATCTACTGCGCTCGATCTCATAAAGTTAGGTGATATCTCCGTTTATGGGGATGACGTCATCGTGCCGACTGAAATCGGTCCCGACGTCGCCAAAATCTTCGAAGTTTGCGGGTTCACGGTAAATCTCCAGAAGTCTTACTTCGATGGGGAGTTCCGTGAGAGTTGCGGCGGCGATTACTTCAGGGGGCAGTGTGTAAACACTGTCAAACTGTCGGACTCGTTTGAGCAACCAGCTGATTATTTTTCTATGCACAATCTCCTTAAAAAGAGGTTCGTAGACGAATATCCCAATGTACGCACGAGAGTGCTGACCGTTGTGAAAGATCAGATACCCCGAAGGTTTCGGAATATGTATGGACCCGACTACCTTGGAGACAGAGTTCTCCATGGTTGGTACGGGCCCCAGCTCACCGAAGTGAGGGGGAGACAAGTCAAAGGCGCTGATGGTGAGCTCGTGAGAGACTCTAATCAGTGGGTATCCAGCATTGAGGTTTTGACACCTCAAGTTTTTTATGCTGAACCCGAAGCCTATGCTCCCTTAGCACAGCTAGCGAACTTGTTGTATTCTTATAAGTCACAAGGCCCCGCAAGGAGGCCGACGACGAAGTTGAAATACACGGTTACCCGGCATGTCGATGACTATCACGTTATCTTCATGGAACAAGCTCCTAGAGCGCCTGCGTGGCTCGCAAAGTCACCTTACGCTCGACAATTCGGGATACACCCGAACGGAACTTACGTTGGTTAGCCTC